TCTGGTTATTGTGAGTATGGTCGCATGATGGCAGGCATGATCGAGCAGATCAACCAACACGTGCAGGACAAATTCACAATAACCAGCATGCCAATATTGAAATTGCCTCAAGTTAAAAATTTTGAAGCCAGCATCGGTGAGTATCAAGGTGTGTTGAGCAACCTGATGACCGAACACGGACTGAATCCTAGCAACAACATCGGTGACTACTGGGTGAGTTACATGAGCCGAGTGGTTCAGAACGGAGCACGTGAGTTCGGTTACATAGCACAAGCAGATACGCTTAGAAGAATCGCGTATAGATGGGCGTTCAAAATGCTCACTCCAGGCAAACGTCCCAAAGATTACAACTCGTTAGCGTTGAGCAAGATCACCGAGCTCAAGGGTATGGTTGACAATCGAGAGTTCATACAATGGATCAGCGCCACCGAGAAGAGTGGTGAGCTCAAGAGCATCTACAATCGGATGATCGAGCCTCTCAAAGCGTTGTTTCTCAAGCTTGGTGTGGAGTTGAACAAGAACATTTCCAATCTACTCACACTGAATCCATCACAAGCTGTCCAGGAGATACGACAAGGAATTGAAGAAGTTACAAGAGAAATTGAGGCGACAGGAGATCTAGCATTGATGGACAAGCTACATCATGAGCTAAAAATGATAAACAAGCTGGGTGGACTGGACAACATAGTACCAAGTGAGGGTCTCACGTTCACATACACGTCACCTGGTGACAGCGAGCCTAAAATTTACAAATTCACGGGCATATTCGCACCAGTTAATCAAATTCTAGGTAGCTTAAAATTCAGTCGGTGATCAAGACTGTCTCAATTTCTTGATTTTGTCATCCATGTAGCGTTCTGATTCACGTTTAGCTCTAGACAGATCTGGTGTTAATTTCTTACCTTGTTCATCCATCTCTTCAGCACTCTGCTGTATTTCTATAGCGGCATCCATCTTCTCACCTTCAGTTTCTTCATCCGAAGCCTCATATATGCTCATGTACGCTTGTTGCAGTTGATCAAATTCGTTTCTCTTTGTGTTCATTGTGTATATTTATTAAAATTTGTCAGATACGCTAGGGTTTGGGTGGTTCACTTGGAACCCTGCACTTCCATTGTACTGTAAATATTCTTGTGGCTTACCATCCAATCCCGGTTGAGTTTTCACGACCGATGTTTGGTTTCTGTTACCATCTGGACCCTTTTCATAATATTCTGAATCGCTCCCCGGGCGGGAGATGCATCTGCCGGTGGTGTCGTCTATCACCGGTGGTTGTTCACCAGGATTGAACTGGTACAACTCATAAACTCTATACTCAGTTGGCTTGCCGGATGGCCCAATCGCAGTTTTTGTTGTGAACGTTGCGGTGTTTATATCCCCCGCATTGCCCGGTTTTCGCCAATATGATCTGTTTCCTCCTGCCATAATAATATTTATTAATTTTAATTGAAATATATCAGTAACAACATAAATAGATACATGAGCGACACTCACAACAACCTCCTGTCTCAAGTTGAGCAATACATTCAAGATAACGAGAAGTTTTCTGACAAAGGAAACAAAGCTGCTGGTACCCGGGCACGCAAAGCGTTGATGGAAATTACCAAGCTATGCAAGGACCGGAGGAAAGAGATCCAAGAAGCCAAGAATAACTCATAAGCTTTACATAAATACTTCTATGCATAACAAGACGTGGAAGAAAGAAAAGGATTTATTATCTGAAGCTTACGCTTCAATCAGCGAGACAACTCATGAGAATGATGCGCCGGCGCTTGGTAGGGATGAAGAGAGACAGTCTGATGGTAGTGTTAAAAACATTAAGACCGGAGAGACGGTGTACACACCCAAGGATAAGAGTCAAGCGGATGAGGGTATCGCGACTGATTTGGCGAACGCTGATCGACCCGCGGGAGATGATCACCTTGAAATGGAGCCCGGAGAGGTACCGGAAGACATAATGGGACATGAACCGGATGAAGTTGACGCGGAAATTGATTCTTTAAAAAATTTAATTCTCAACCCGTCCAAAGACAAGGTAGAGGAATACGCACGTAACGGTCAATTACATGTGTATGTGGATATGCTTAAAAAGAAGTTGGAAGCTGCTGAAGCTGTAAAGGCAGCGGTACGAGGGGAACAGGATTAACTAATCACTAACCCGTTTGTAAGCTAACAGTATAGTTGATATTATAACAATTAACGTAAACACGAATACCCCGTTATATGCATGAGAGACATGCTCACACGCACCGGTGGTACAGTCTATATATTTTGTATCAATCTTATTAAGTATGGTTTTCACTTGATTGGTGTTATCTCAATCCGGTCGTCTCAAATACATCTCTAGCTACCCCGGCTGAAAAACCTCCGGTTACTCCCTTCACTATTACTGACACCGCATTGTGACTGTGTAGACTTTCGTTGTGTGATGCTACAATCTTAAAATCCTTGATACGAGACTCGTTATTTAATTTTTCATACATTAACCTCACCGCGTCCTCTACAAATTTTAAATTAGATCCATTGAGCTCGGCAAATGCTTGCTCATCTTCACGCTTGACCATCACCTGTGTCTCAGTCTGCAAGGCCGCTAAACACAACTCCTGTATATCCTCTACCCATAGCATGTCATCAAAACGTACACTCACTCGAGCCACACTCCGTTGACTATGTGGCACGGTAGCCCGATTTCGGTATTTTTCAGCATGCTCGCTCAGCTCGAAACTACATGGGCATGCGGATGAATATACAAAATCAAAGTGTATATATTTTTTAAATTCTCCGGATTTGGTCAAATCACCTTCAAACACCACGTCATAATACTGAAAACCTTCCAAACCACTTCTCAAGCTCTTCTGTCTAATAGGATACGAAGTCTTTAGCATGATTCTAGAGTCAAAACACATTAGATTTTTTTTATAATTCTCTAGCACGTCTCTTATTTTGTCAATGCTAAATGTTTCATCCTTGTGATTGTAAAAGCTTCTCATGATTCTCGACATGTTAATCCCTTTTTTATGTGCTTCTAGGCTTACGCTACCCGTGACACTAGTTTCTAGCTCAATCGTTGCACCACTTCTCTTCTTGTACGTCAATGGTAATCTGAAATTGTGTATACCTACTTGTTGTATCGCCACCGGTGCTCCCTGTATCAGACTTGATGGCCCGTTTTGCAGGTCTGGTAATGAAGAGATGTACTCTTTATCGGCTGTTAGCTTGTTGTCATACACTCTAATAGGTGACGCATAACCCTTACTATACTCATCCCCCATGATTTTCTTGGCGATATCGTCTTTCTCTCCGGTCAACTCGTCATCCCCTAGCCACTCATAATTATTCTCTGGTACACCTTGTGACATCTGCTCCGTCCAACGATCGATTTCCTTTATTTGCTCCCGGGAGCGTGTGTAATTACCATTTGTTTCTGACATACTTTGATTATATATTATTACATACATTAATTCAACTACAATTTAATAAATAATATTATGTCCAAATTCAACTCAATACTAGAAAATCATTTGAACACAACTAGTCTACTTAGAATACGTATCAAACATGACCCGGCTAATGATCCAGGGCAGTTGGAGGAATATGTGGGTTATGTGCTCGAGGAAGACGGTACTGGTAATATTGTAGCAATCGTTCCCAGCATGGGTTCAGATACAGTGTCGCTCGGCCCGGATCAGTACCTGCCGGATGCTGAAGGTTGTGGTATCAGACAAGATGAACTGGCTGCGTTTAAGAAGCATGTGGTGAATTTTTTGATGGCTAGGGGTTATCATGATGCTGTTAGTAACAGTATGGAGCATATAATACATGCAAATGATGTCAAGATGTTAGAGAATATACTAGTACAAACATGTGGATGTGATTCAGGTGCGATACTTGACATGTATAGGGATTTTATACAGGATGTTTGAGTCATTTGAACAGCTGTACAACACTATCATAAGCGAACAACAAAATAATGTTGAAAAAATTGGTGTGTTTCCAGGAGCATTCAAACCACCACACATGGGACACTACGCCACTGCATTGAATGCATGTAAATCCAACGACAGGGTCTATATTTTTGTTTCGAATAAGTCCAGAGCACTGACCACACAACACATCGCAAAACAAAAAGGAGCGAAAGATTGTGATGCAGATCGATATAGTAACTTCATGAAAAATGACAAATACACCAGCAACCTGCTGAGTATCAGCCCGGCAGCTTGCGCGCGGATGACGAGTGCCAGTGCCATGCGCGCAGCAATTTCTATAAAGGACAAAAACACAATATTCAAAAACTTACCGGATGGTGTTGACAAAGATTATATCTTCGGTTTACTTATGATGAGCAATGATCAAAACAACCCAGAGTATGGTCATATCTCAATAGAGCAGACCATGCAAATATGGTCACAATACAAACAACTACTTTTGAAGCACTCTGGTAGGTCAGATCAAGATATTGTGCTGCAGATTTCCCAAATAAGTCCCGTCAAAGACACATATGACCTGGTGCATGAGATAAATAACAGTGAGGGTGCTAGAAATACTAGTGTCAATTTATATGTAGGTACATGATGAAGAGGTTTGGTAGATATGATAGTGATTACAACAATCTGTTTGAATGTTACAGTAAGGTTCAACCTGGACTTATACGTGAGGTGAGTCTACCGAGCATGACGCGACAGAAGATCACCAAATCACATGGTAATTCATATCCAGAACTAGAAACAGTCAAAATATTCATACAACAACCCGGGCGTGGAGCGGATCTAAGACATCAGGTATCCAATTGTGAAGTGATGAGTGATGATGGTGATGGGGGTGTTGTATTGACCGGGGAGGATGGTAGGGACACGATACATGCTGTGTTGACCAAGCGAGATGCACAGATAAAGGTGATAGATTCTAATGATGGTCATGTTGAGAATGAATTTATAACAACCATACAACCTAAATTTGATTCAGATCAAAAGGAACTTAGAATAATACATGTAGAAGAATTATGAAACAACTGAAACATAATGAGAAGCGTGACAGTGTGATACTCTGTTGCGGAAGTAAACGCTGCCCGGAACTGTTTAATGCAGGTGATGATAAAATACGTATACGTGATGATGATGGTTTTATAATCACAATTTCAAAAGAACAAGCCCGGCTCATTCCTCAAGCCATTGACATGGTGGACAAAAATAAAGCTGATGATTGAGCTAGTATGTTGTGTGGGTTTGCATTGGATCTTGAAATATGGTACCATCTTGAATGTTATCAGAGATCAAATCACACGTATCAATCTGATATCCAGGTTGTTCAAGTGTAGTTTATGTCTTGGATTTTGGTGTGGTGTGATTGTTGCTCTGTTCACATCAAACGACCTGTTAATATACAGTTTCGCGTCCGCTGGGGCATGTTGGTTCATAGACAACATCAACAACACTCTACAAAGTATAGAAATTAAGCTTGATAAAGACTGAGACGTATGTTATAATTATTGTATGTTTACAAGTACAAAAATTATTGAATTAGGTAGCTGTGCGTTCAGACAACCTAATGCAGATTCTCATTGCAGGTTTCTGCATGGTTATAGGTTAACAGCTAAGTTTTGGTTTAGATCTGAAAAATTGGATGATAATAACTGGGTTGTTGATTTTGGTGGATTGAAGGATCTAAAGAAACAATTACAGAAGCAATTTGATCATACTACATGCATATCCAGAACAGATCCAAAGCTAGACATTTTCAAGAATATGAGAGATGCTGGTGTGTGTGACTTGAGAGTCATGGACGGTGTTGGTATCGAAAAATTTGCGGAATGGTGTCATGATGCGGCTGATGAATTTGTCAGTTTGACGACTGATATGAGATGTAGGTGTGTGGCAGTTGAAGTGTTTGAGCATGAGAATAATTCTGCAATCTTTAGCACTCCGGTGGAGAAGCTCACACCAGCCAAACAAGAGGATGTTTTTTCAGTTCCGGAACAGGAGAAAGGTGTAGTGGTTCCAGAAAATGCATTTTCAGTACCTGTTGAACCAGGAAAAACACCAGCTCCGTTGAATTGTAAGAAGAGTACTAGCTGGATAGACAAGGAATCTACCAACACATGGGGACTATGACACAACACAAACCAATACCAACATCATTAGATTTATCTGAGAGTTTCTACTCTGTTCAATGCGAGGGTAACACAACAGGTTATCCAGCGTATTTCATACGATTGAAATCATGTAACTTAATGTGTGGTGGGAGAAATGGCTCGTTGATGGACACCGGTGAGGCTACATGGTGGTGTGACACTGAAGCTGTGTGGCGGAAGGGATTAGAGAAGCCCTTTTTCAAGTTGGTTCAACAATGGGAGGAAGAGAAGATTGATCAGTGGATATACAATGGTAGAGTGCATTTGATATGGACTGGTGGTGAGCCTACCATACCTAAGCACCAGCGAGCTATTCCTGCGTTCAGTGAATTTTTGAGACAACATGCCTTCAATCAACACAATATAGAGCTCAACACTTTTGATGAAATTGAAACAAACGGTACGTTGGTTATCCAAGATCAATTATTCTATATGTTGGATCAGATCAATTGCTCGGTAAAGCTGGCCAATAGTGGTATGGCAGAGAACAGGCGTATTGTACCGGCAGCCCTAGAAAAGATAATGTCACATGATAATTACTGGTTCAAGTTCGTGATCAGTACAGAAGAGTGTCTTAAGGAGATTGAGAGAGATTTCATCAAACCATTCAACATACCACACGATAGAGTGATGATGCAACCGGGTCTAGATAGACAAGAGAACTACCACGAGAGGACTCGTTTCACCCTAGAGATGGCTAAAAAGTATGGTTATATTGGATTGTCTAGATTACATGTGTCAGCGTGGGACAAATTGACTGGCGTTTAACATATGTGTAACTAAATATTATCATGAGACTATCAATATCAGGTACCGCAGCACAAGGTAAGACAACACTGCTAGATTCATTTTTAAACCAATGGGAGATGTACTCTACACCGGAGATTAATTACCGAAAATTGTTGAAATCCGATACCCATAGCAAAAATACTAACAAAGAGACACAATGGTCCATTTTGAATCATATGATTGATCAGATTGAAACCTATGATGAGAAGGCTAATGTTATATTTGACAGATGTCCTCTGGATAATCTAGTGTATACCATGTGGGCATGTCACAAAAAAGTGGGAGACATTGATGATGCGTTTGTTGAGAAGTGTATTCCTATTGTGAAAGAATCTATGAAGTTTCTGGACATAATCTTCATCATACCCATAACGAATGTAGCTCAGAGTGATATCGAGGATGATGGTAAAAGAGAGACAGACTCTGAGTATATCAGTGAGATTGATAATTTTTTTAAAGCTCTATATAACAATTGGAACAGTGAAGATACTCGTTTTTTTCCAAAAGAAGATCGCGCAGCATTGATCGAAATATTCGGTACAACACAGGAAAGATTGAAGATGTTAGAGTTGTATGTCACTACAGATGGGGGTATGTATGGTGATGAAGACACGTTAGTTGACACTAATATGCTGTTTGATGAGTTTGGTTACCCTTTGCTACCGGACGACCAATTTGAAGATTCCGGTAACAAGACCTATAAATAACTATATATGAAACAATTCAATGAGCGTTTAGATGACATAACAGAAAATTACGGGCTGTTCAAGACCGTAGTCAGAGAAAGATACCCAAGTAAGTTAAAATTGAGTGAAGAGTTTGTTGAAAGTTTCAAGCGCGAGTTTCAGAGTCAAGTAGACCCACTATACACGGAAGATGAAGACGGTGTACAAGTTTTGAGCAGAGAGGCTCGTGATCCTAAAAGAGTGTTGAAAGAGTTTCAAAAAGCTCTCAAGTTTTTGATTTAGGTTTCTTAACCAACTGGTCACCGGTCTTCGTCAGGCGGTCTCCCTTCTCATAATTTTTACCAGAGTTAGTCACCCTTATCTGTACAACTCTACCAGGCATGTTGTTTTGATTTTTCACCTTGTCACTATCCATATGCGGTAATCTTATAACCTTCTCTACATCACCCTCAGAGCCACCATGCTCACATTCACCGTTTATATTTTTGACATGATCTCCTTTTTTGAGTTTGCTCGCTAATGTCTCTTGTATATGCTTGTTGAATCTCTCTTGAAATAATGACATGTAATTATTTATTGTTCTCCTAGTTTCTTAACAATAAACTTTAACATTTCACTTCTCATGATATCATCATCTGTAAATTTAAAACAAAACACACCATTCTCTTCACTCTCATTGTCATTAAACGTGTTGTATATGTCTCCAAACCCAGAGCGAGCACCAATATCCGCCTGCAGTGTGTCACCTATCACGATCATGGTGCTATCCTCTCCGAATCTCGTAAGAATGGTCACTAGTTCGCTCTTGGTCAAATTTTGTGCTTCATCCACAATCACAACACTATCCTTAAATGTCAGACCACGTACATAATTGACAGGCACCGCTTTGACTATGTTATTGTCAAACAATGTAGAGATTGTAGAGCTAGATACCAATTCACTCAGTTTTTCTTGTAATGGTAGTGTCCATGGTAGAAATTTATCATCCACCTCTCCTGGAAGGCTGCCCATGCTCTTACTCGCACTCTCTATTATGCTTCTAATGTACACCACCTCATCCACACGATGAGCCTTGAGCATGTGTAATGCGATGTATGCAGCGCAGTATGTTTTCGCGGTACCAGCGGGACCATCAACGAACGCGATTTTGGTCGCCGGATTGAAGCACAGTTCAGTGAATGATTTATGTACTGAGGTTAGCTTGTATTTAGCGCTGATCTTGAAACTCCTGTCCATTGTATTGCCGGTGACAATCTCTGGTAGTTCTTCAATTTCTGAATCCTTGCGACTCTTTGTAGATATAGCTCGTTTGTATGAGGTTTTACGTTTGGTCATTTATAATATATATGGATTTATTGTGACTAATCAATTATAATATATGTATGTCAATTGGTATCGCTATAATTACATGTGATAGATTACCCATGTTCAAGGTGTGTGTAAAATCTATTGTTGATACACATGGCGATGTGAGTAGTATCGTGGTAGTTAATGATGGTGATGATATAGTACCTGATGGAGATTATACTGTCATCAATAATGATACAAATGTTGGTGTGGGTGAATCAAAGAACAAAGCCATATCACATTTAATTGAGTTAGGCTGTGAGCATCTGTTCATCATAGAGGATGATGTAATGTTTATTTCAACACACACTATTGATCGGTATCTAAAGCTATCTGAGTTGAGTGGAGTCAAGCATTTTAATTTCTGCTTGCATGGTGATGCGAACAAGCTGCTGGACAAACCAGCTCCGAAATTAATAGTTGATTACAATGATGTTAAAATGGCGTTGTATCATAATGTGACTGGTGCGTTGAGCTATTATCATAGTAGTGTTATAGAGGAGTGTGGAGTTATGGATACTAATTATATGAATGCAATGGAGCATGTTGATCACACTATGAGAATCATCAATGCTGGTTATCACCCTCCCTTCAGGTGGTTTGCTGATGTAGCAGATAGTGACATGTTGATAGGAGATCAGGATCAAAAATTAACATCTAGCAAGATACGTAAGGAGGCGGATTGGCAACGCAATTTCCAATTCGGTGTGAGTAGGTTTCAGAAAAAATATTCAATCAATGTGTGTGACCCGGATGAACCTCAAGCAAATAAACAACAAGTTATAGACTATCTCAGGAGTGTACGCAAGTGAAAGCTCTCACACTAGTCACGTGTTCTTACAACACACCAATTGTATTGCAACGTTGTTTGAAATCGTTTCACATCACTCACCCCGGGGAAGATCATCGTGTGTTGGTGATGGAGAATTCGACAGGTGATGACACAATTACATTTCTACAACAAAACAACATTAATTACATTTCCAATCCAAACATGTCACACGGAAACGCCGTGAATTTAGCGATAGATCGTTGTGAAACAACCTATATGTTGTTGGTTGATTCGGATGTCATCTTCAAGCGAGACACACGTGACATGCTGGATCAAGCCATGCTATTAGATGTGACTTTAGCAGGTAGAATAGAGGGAGACCGTGGGGGGAAACGTATACACAAGAGGGTTCACCCATGGTTCTGTTTGATTAACACCGATCACTTGAAAGAGTGTAATATTTTGTTTAATGATGAGCAAAAGATGAAGTCCAATGGTGAGCGAGACATCATATATGATGTTGGTAGTTCAATGTTTGAGGAAGTCCGGGCCGCGGGTCTTAAAATCGCTCATATGAACATCGAGGGTGTTTACTTTGATCATTGGGAGGGGTTGAGTTGGTATACGAATAAATACAACCCTAACCCGGGACGCACCAGCATAGACTTCAGTGGAACACATGATGACGTCGGATTGTTTGAGCATGGGAAGAGAAAAATCAGCACGTATCTCAACAATACTAAATACTTGGACGTGGTTGACCTGGCTGGGGTGTTCGTGTAAATATATATTGATTATGAAAATTAGTGTGATAATATCCTCATATAATCAAGCGTCCAGGTTACGATACTGTTTAGATAGTGCTGTAAGCATGAGGACCAAGTTTTCAGATGAGATTGAGATAATTGTTGCTGATGATAACAGCACTGACGGTTCTGTCAAGTTGATCAAGCAATACCCTGTTAAATTGTGGAGTAGTACTCGTGGTAAATCTGACAAATACACATTAGCTGCTAATTGGAATGATGCTATAAACAACATGGCTACAGGAGATAGAGTGATATTCACAAATGGTGACCACATATTGACAACTTGGTTTGCTGATCACCATGCAGATCCGGAGCTCCAACCCAACATTATATTCGGACCCGGATATCAAACCAGCCCGGGGGTGGAACAATATATAAGCTCAGACAATGAATATAAACAACTCATGCAGATATGTGAAGGTAGGAAACTGTTATTACCGGATCGCCATGTCGAGGGAAGTGCCATGACGTACAACAAAGAATGGTCTTCAGACTTCCCATACGGTTACAATTTTTCAGTGATGAGAGAACACTTTGACCATGTCGCGGGTTTCACTGAGATTGAACACTGGGGTGGAGAAGAGAAAGATCTGTGTGATAGGATCCGATTGGAATTTCCAGACACGAGAATTGTTTCAAACAAAAATAGTGTTTGTGTGCATCTGTATCATCAACCTTTCAATTTGATGAACAGAAACTCCGGGAAATTGAGTAAATATAATTTCTGATGATAAGTTTTTGTAATCAAGTCTACAATGAGGCAGATGGTATCGGCAGGTACCTTGACAGCTGCTTACATTTCACTAACATCATCGATCAGGTGCATGTAGTCAATCACAGGTCAGATGATGACACACAACACGTGATCGACAGTTACAAAGACCAATACACAGACGCGAGAATCAAGCTGACCACAAGGTTTGAAGATAGAGATTTTGCGAATGATTTCTTGATTGCGGATCTGTTTGGTGAGACGGTTGAGGATTGTGACAATGAAATTGTTTTCAGACATGATGCTGACTTCATTTTAGGACCAGGTTATATCGATTTAATTGATATGTGTGTTAATTTTTTGTCACGTGAGAGTGTTTATGCTGTTGGATACGAGATACCTTGTGTGGGTGATAGTTTGAGTGTTGTTGATAATGTTGTTACAAGTTATGGTTATTGTAATCTACATTCACCGGTGCCTCGGGTGTTCAAGAAATCAAAAACTGTTTGTAGGCAAGATCACTTTGGTGGTAAATATGAATTTTTTTATCCGACAGACATCAAATGCTCACAATGGATTGAGATGGAGTATGTTAAAGATTCACTAATATCAGTTAATATTAAACCTGATGAGCGGATGAAACAGCGTGAAACAATGAACACCTACATGAAGGATATTGTTGATGGAGTTGAACACGATAATTGGATGGATTGTGATGATCTGAAATCAGAGATTGAACCACAGAATAGACCATCACCCACAGGCTTTGATATACATAATCTACATCTACTCTACACAAATTTAATCTTACCATGAAATACATTACGCTAGTTTAGGGAGGTTTAATTTATAATGAATTTCTGTTTCATCATACCGGTATATAATTTTAACAATTATATTGTTAGGTGTATAGACTCTATCAAGTCACAGGCGTATAAAAACTGGAGAGCCATAGTTGTAGATGACTACAGTTCAGATGGATCGTCTGAGCTTATCAAATCTAATATTGATGATAGATTCACATACATCAAAAATGATGTCAGAATGAGACAGGCATACTCTCGCTACATAGCATACACACAAGCATCAGATGACGAGATTTGTGTGATGTTGGATGGTGACGATTGGTTGTTTGATCCAGACGTGCTGACCAAGCTTGACTCACTATACACCAGTAAGCCGGGGTTGAATGTCACGTACGGTGGTCATGTAACATTTGAAGATAATTGCGTTCGAGGGGTTATGCACGCTACTGATAATTTTCCGGAGAGTGTAATAGTAAAAAATTCATATCGAGAATATAACTGGATTTCTCAACACATGAGAACAGTCAGAGGGGAGATCATCAAAAGTATACCGGTGCATCATTTGAAATACCAAGGTGAATGGTTACGTGGTGCCACAGATCAAGCAGAGATGTTTTATGCTCTAGAGCGAAGTGATGGCAGACACTGTAACAATGGATTTCCATGTTATGTGTATAACATTGATTCTTCAAAACAATTCGATTCATCCTGGTTCAACAAGCACTCAGCTGAATGGAGTAAGTACTATAATGATGTTAAACAACATTTGAGGAATATATATTTATAATATAAACATATCATGAATAACAAACCGATATACGTTTCAGTCGCTAGCATCTGTCAGAGACAGTCTAATCTCAGTGATATAAAGCACTTTAAAGGTAATAAATATTGATGAATACAAAACAAATAAGTTGGTGCACAGGACTGTTGAATAGGTTGAGATTTCCATTACCGGATGGCCAGTATTTAAAATTATATGAGAACAATATTAGATCGTTACTAGATTTAAAAACATCTGATGAAGACTGGTGTTTTTGTGTTGCAGATTATGAATCCACTGATATGAATGTTGATAATTTTTTTGTTGAATTACAAAGAGAGTACGGTGACAAGGGTGTGTATTTTGATTACAGAACAGCCACCATACCACAAGAAAAATTCACCCGAGGAGGCGCTAGAAATGAAGCATACAAATTGGCTGATTTTGATACATTATTTTTTCTAGATGCGGATATGTTATTCACTGGTCGTGAAGTTGTAGAATCAATATACAAACACACACATAACGGACTCGCGTATTTTCCTGTATGTTTGAGTTACAAAAACCGTGCTCATACAGAACACTATCAAAGAAATACCGGGAAAGGAAATGTCGGGTTGTCACGTGAAACTTACAGATTAAACACTAAAGGGTGGTTTGAGAAAAAAACATGGGGCAAGGAGGATGATATGATTTTCGATTTCTATAACAACAGAAAAATTGTAGTTCGTGATTGTACTGGTTCTTTTTTTCATCAATGGCACCCAGACCAAAGATCTAAATAATACCTCTAAATGGTACATGTAAATAAAATTAATCATATCTATTATTACAATAAATGTAATTGTCGTAATAATTATAATTTCGGTGATTTTATTACTCCATATATATACAAAAAAATAAACAGAGTAGAAGCAATTTACAGTCAAAAGGAGAGGCATGTCTTGGGTGCCGGTAGCATTTTACACCGGTCCAATGCAAATTCAATCATATGGGGCACGGGATTTATTGTTGGTAACGAGCGGAAAATTAAATCACATAAAATATTATCAGTTAGAGGTAAGCTTACTAGACAGAGGCTTGTAAATACTGGCATTCAATGCCCAGAATTATACGGAGACATAGGTTTAATATTACCACACTTCTATAAACCTAATATTGAGAAGAAATATAAATTAGGTATAATACCACATTATATTGATGTACCTACATTCAACAAAACCGGTTATATGAAGGATAACACTATTATTATAGATGTTACTGATCCAATAGAAACTGTTGTGAGTAATATTCAATCTTGTGAATATACAATATCTAGTAGCCTGCATGGTATTATTGCTAGTCATGCATATAATGTTAGGTCAATGTGGATTAGAATGTCAGATTTAATTGTGGGTGGTAATTTTAAATTTAGAGACTACTATAGTTCTGTAATCGAGAAGGGTTGGGAGGATTTGTTACCTTACACATACAAAGAGCCTATAGCGATAGATGATATGATAGACCTTATTAATAATTATCCTGATCCAGTATTTCCAATAAACACAAGATCTATTTTAGATTTATGCCCTTTCTAACATTTAACTATTTATAAACATGTTGTTGAATGTTATTTTTGTACCGATAAATAAGACAGGTTGTACCTCCGTGAGACATGTTGTAGATAAATATAACTTTGTTAGTATATGTGTAGATCGCCCGGTGAGTACTACATGTAACGAGAAAAATTATATTAGGAGGTGCGAGATTGATTCAAATAAATGGAAGTCATCCTTTAAATTTTCGTTCGTTAGAAATCCGTACGACAGATTAGTTTCTGCATGGTCACATAAGATTATACGTGATAAGCACAAACTACGTGAGCTACCATTTAAAAAATTCATTGAACAGCATCTAATCAACATGGATGTAGATTTTAATACCTTTAATATTACTAACAATGCGTTTGTACATCATTTCAGCTCATTAATGAATCCTAAATACTGCGTTGAAGAACTTGATTTCATAGGGAAATTTGAGTCTTTTCAAAAAGATTTTAACACAGTATGTAATATAATAGGAATACCGACACGACGCTTGCCACGTACAAATTCAACTAAACACAAACACTACACCGAATACTACGATGATGAGTCACGACAAATCGTTGCGGAAAAATATGCAAAAGACATTGAGTATTTCGGATATGAGTTTGGAGATTAGATTATAAAAACATTGATTTCACTCTGTAAAGTTCATATAATAGATATATGATAGTTGATATAAAAAATTATGACGGCAATTTGATACACAACAGATTTGCATATACATTTTTCAAGAAGAGAACACTACCAATCGGTAACATCATCACATTCAGAGGACCCATGCACGTTGAAGCAGAGGGAATGATTGATCATGAAGATGTGCTCAAGAACGATTTTATATACAGTGATGATGCTATTAATTTCTGTTGGGAGATACCAGGCATGGACAGCTTCGGAGCTGTGGCATGGCAGCGACTGTTCAACACCAGCATCGCCAACATCTTACAAAGCATGATTCAAGCACCAATCGAGGTGGACGGAGATGATTTGATTGTGCACAAAGAGTTCACACGTGGTGGCATCGTGCAACACAAAGGCAAATGCAGCGTGAGCATCACGTACACCAAAGATGGTGCCGCGATCGGTCACACCGGAATCAACGTGACAGCAGGAGACAAAGCACCACCATTCGCATACAGCACCAACTTGACAGATGAGCAAATCAAATCATTTCAAGACACAATTGTGGAGATGTTTTATGCCATGAATGATGACATGTTCCTGGCCACCACCAAGATCATCACCAAGTGACAATATTCGATTGTCTGAACGACATCTTGTTCACCAAGCGTGGCAAGCTGTTACAGAATGTTGATGACGAGACCACGTTCAATCAATACATGATCAACAGATGGTGCAGCATGTACAGCCCGGGCATGGCACAACTTGTCAACAACACTGTCAACTGGCTATACGGTGCATTTGAGACCAAACAACAATACTATAAATTTGTATCCAGTGTGTTCCCTCGAGTGTCACGTAAACGAATACATTACATCAAGAAAATTAAACCAGAAGACACAGACAACGAGCTTGAAAATGTACATTTGATCGCTAAACGACTTGAACTCTCGCAACGAGAGATTAAATCTTATTATGAGTACAGCAGCAAACACGGCACAAGTTCAACATGCTCAGGCTAATCTGTCTGACAAAGTAAAGGGCACAATCCAACTTGATACATACACAGGTAGTGAGAATTTCAATCTGTTCGGTTACGAGTTGACACAAGTTCTAGATGACATTATTCTAGTCAAGTATGTCGACTGTAATGATGATGGTACGGAAATATTAAAGAACGGTGTGTGGGTGCCTATCAATGTGAACACGTTCACTTGGAGAATAGGTCAAGTAATGTTGGCTGGACCTAATTGCAAGCTGGTCAAAACTGGTGATTTTGTGACATTTCCTAATGACAAGGGTATAGCTGTTGGTAATCTTGAGATTGAGAAGGAAGGTAAAGTGAAAAACAGTTGTTTCTTGAATGAGGATCGTATATTTGGTGTATGTAAACCTAAGAGCGTGTGAAAGTTGGCGCTAGCACGTTAAGTGTGTTGTTAGAAAACAACGTGCTAGAAGTAAAATTTAAAAGACGGATACCTGTGGCAGGCAAACCTTCCACCAGGAGAATGCTATGCACAAACAGCCCAGTGTTGTTGTTGAGCACCGCCGGGAGAGAGACACTACATTACACATCACCTAGTGGTCCACCCAAATACAACACCGCCAGCAAAAATGTAGTGATAGCCTGGGATATATTCAAACAGGATTACCGAGCCATCAGTGTGGACAACCTCGAGGTGATAAGTCAAATGCCCGTGAGCGGAGATGGTACAGATTTTTGGGAATATTTCAACAACACAATATATCCCATGACCCCTCAACAGAAGGAGGCTTTTTTCAATGTCTGACACACCGTACAACACTCTAGAGTGTCTCAAAAAATTGTTACAGAAAGAAGTGGTATTTCTGCTTGGTCAAAAGAGTGTACGCAAGGGTAGATTGCTGCTTTACAACATACATGATTATCATGTGAAATTCATGATACACACAAATAAAAACATAAACAAAACATACGAAGTACCATATCCATACAACGTCACACATAGTGACAATCACGTCAGTTTCTCGTACACAATCAAAGATTTTTGTAGGGACAACGCGAACAAGCATGATGTAGTGATGTGTAAATATGGATCTTCAATCAATAAATTTTTCGACAAACGACTCACAATTTCAGTTATAGACCTGCAGTAGAATAAATAATTGTATGGCTATAATAAAACCGGTATATACTAACATTCCGCAGATAGGTGCTGTGGAGTACACTCTAGGAGGCAAAGTTCCAGTAGATGCAGACACGGTCACAGACGTCGGAGCGCGCTTCACTAACAAAAAATCAAACACCACCATAACGGTGAAGAGTTTGTACACGTTAGAAGAAGGTGACACCATCAGAATGAAGTCCTCAAGTGGTACAAGTTATGTATTGACCGCCTCCGCCGATGGTACCACCAGTGAGGATACCACGGCCCCGAAATATGAAATTGGCGCCACCAAGGCAACCACCGCCTCGAACATGAAAGATGCAATTGCAGCATTGACAAACTTCACTGCCACAGTCAGTGACACTGTGGTGTATGTAACTCAATCAACTGCCGGTGAGGCTGGTAACACTCGAGTTTACAACTCCAACAAGGCTTGTATCAGTACTGCAAGCTTCAAGGGTGGGGGATACGCGTATGATGAACATGACGAAGCCACTGAGGCGTTAACGAAGGGTTATGCCAAGACTACTGCAGATGCCAAGATGTTAGAACACGCGCGCAAACGCAATCTTGGATTGATCTAACTTCGGATAAATTCAGACACAAAAAACCCTCAAACTAGTGTCTCTCGATATAGGTATAGTGCTACCTACCGGCTAGAATTGATAATAAAGAACAATTGGATCATGTCGGTAATTTTCTCCGGATGATGTGGTACGCACACAATGCACCTATGAAACAACATAGATGCATTGAGTATGGTAATTATATCCGTATTGATATGTTTACGCAAAAGACGCACTCTTCGAGATATTAATTTTATGGAGAATCCTGACCTAGTAAACTCCGGTTACGAATAACCACTAATATATGCCGACATTTGTCGCAGTTCGGTGCAATGCAGATCTTACTCTGCCGTTTTTCACCTGTCGTCTAACAGTTGTGTTTAATTTAGCTTTGTCCATTCTAGCAGTTCTCTCTGCCAAGTCGCAAACCATCATTGAGCCAACTACTACTCACGCTCGTGTACCGAAAACGCTGATGGGTATGCTGTAGCGTTGTTTCGCACTTGTGCACTATATATATGATAGCGTATAAAAACTAGAAATCAAGCATAAATATAAATATGAGGAGCAATCCATTTTATTTCGAGATAAAAGACGTGATGACACAGTTTGTTGCTGCGTTCAACAACATAATAATAAGCCGTCATGATAAATCTAAAAATGTAAGGTCTAAAGTACATGTTAGATATGTATATGCCCCTAAACAACGTGTGGTACATGACTTGACAAACAAAGCTCGACACTTAACCTTACCGGTGGTGGCTGTCAATATCACTGGAATCAATCGAGATTCTAGCCGTGTGTTCAACAAACTAGAAGGTGCATATTACACCGGTGAGGAACGACATAGGAGCTCACCCAAGTCTGACAAATCTAACAAAGCTGTACATATGCTACAACCAGTACCGATCAACATACAAGTCAGTATGAGCATGATGGCACGGTATCAAACAGATATAGAGCAGATTGTGAGCAATTTTGTACCGTATTGTGACCCTTATATTGTAATTTCATGGATGATGCCGGAAGGTTTCACATATTACGATCAAGAGATTCGAACAGAAGTAGAATGGTCTGGTGATATTAGCATGGATTATCCTGATACACTGACTGGTACAGATCCATATCGACTTAGTGCAGACACTACATTCACTATAAAAACATGGCTGTTCAAACAAGTGGAGACACCACAAGAGAATATATACAAAATTACAACCAACATATCACCGGTCGTCGACCTCCCGGACATGTCACTAGTCTTACCGATGTATGATAATGTGACAGAGAGGTCATATGTTGAGGGTTTAGGACCACCGCTAACAGCAGCCCCGTATATCACACATGTTGAAGATGATGGTCAGACTACCAACAAAGTGGTGCTTGGTTACAATCTGGGTGAAACAAGCAGTGTGTATCTGTCTTGTAACAACATCAACGCATTGAGCGGTGAGCGTGTGCAGTTGTTTGACAAAACCGGTTTGAACACATTATATCCAGCTTTCACTGGTGTTAGTGTTGATTATGACATCACTAGTGACAACACTATAGTAATTGATGATACAATTGTACCACCTGGTGTGATGTATGATATTGTGGTGGTGAGCGCTGGTGGTTATGATACAGCGGTAAACTCACCTCGACACAACCAAGATGTTATATCGTAATAACATAGTTTTAAAAACATGTCGTGTCAATAAATATATAATAGATGACTGACTGCAACAAAACAGTTACAATAGATGGTCTACCGACTCGTGATTCTGCGACTAGTGATGATTTCTTGATAGTACATAAATCTGGTCAAACGAGCAAAGTCCGGGTTAGTGATTTTGTGTTGGGTGCTGATAATGTAGATTTTTATCCAGATCTAGCTGCCATGCTAGACAGAATAACACAACTTGAAACCATAATACAAACGAGTAGTGGTAATTGGAACTCCACACACACAACAACGTCCAGTAACAGCGGGCAGTGGAGCACTCTCACAACAGAGGATCAACAGACCATAAAAAATACACTCGAACAGAATGTAACAAAATGGACAGACACAGCAAATACCGTCGATACATACAAGACTGTATGGAACAATACACATGAAATTGTTATGAGCAGTGTGGATGATTGGAACAGTGCACACAACACCATACAGATAAATAGCGAGAATTGGAACCAGGCGTATCAATCAACACAAGATGGAATGGCTGCTATTCATGAAGCATTGGAAACTATTGAAACATCCCCGTGGTTTGAGCTGTACGCTGGTAGCAACTCACTGGCATACTCTGTATACACAACCGTGAACACAAACAGCGCTAACTGGAGCTGATATATGGATAATATAAATATTTCTGAATCCGGGTCGACTTGGACACCTCTCAAGATAGTACATCAATATGATGATCGTGTAAAATTTGATCACATCAACATAAAATCTAGCGATGGTATGTCTCTAATAACCAGTTTACCACAACAACGAACCTCACACAATATATTAACGAGCATGTCAAACATATCACTGACCGACATGACAAGACTAGACACTTTGATAAAATTTGACATGGAGTTCGACAAATACCCAGAACAATTCACATCAAGCTTGTTATTTGGAGGGTATCCGTATGATAACACCAGCTCAGCATACTTGAAAGTTGTTGAGGAGGTGTATGATGCTGAAGCGAGAGATTGGGTGATAGGTGAGAAACTAACGACTAGACTCAATTCAGAGGGAGAGTTGGTACGAGATGGTAATGGTGATGTAGAGAAAACTCTGACTAAATCATGGAGATACTCACAGGATACACGTGAGAGTGATATATATTATCTGATAACATTACATGACGAATATACATGTAGTATTGAGCATGATGATAATCTATCGACAGTATTTTTGACTGTCACAGGAGATCCTGGAGAAGGTAGTGTGGATTATAGATTTGTAAAATCTGAGCTCAATCAACCTACAGATGATCAAAAGTTTGGATATATGATCAATCGACAAACTGGCTACATGATATTGTACAAGAACTTTGATGGTAACGTATATTACTTGACTTCTGACACAACTAATCACACTCTCACAGCCATGCCAACAAGTGGTGATAATGTTGATTATACAGACTATCCACCATCTGGAGTGATCCGGACGGTACCATATAACAAGCAGGTAGAAGAGTTGGAGTTGTCAAACAATTGGGTTAGTTATCAGACGACTGGAGATGAGAACAACATGGAGGTAAATATAACGAAGAGTTATAGGAATGTGTACAATAACTACTTAATGGACTCACAATTGACGGACATTGAGGGTGATCAAATGAGAGTAAATTTCATGCAACTGAAAAATCAAATATCATCACACGGTAACATGAATCGTGGCAACCCGTTCCCAAATTTAAGAGATGTTGATCATAGAGAGTATAATAAAATATTTAAATCCAAATTGAGAGACGATGACCCAGAGCTATTTTTAGGTTATGATTCATATGAAACTGAAGTCATAGCCAAACCCGGAGAGATAACATACTTCAACACACCACAGGACATGTACCCGTATGAGAAGATAAATATAAATGATGCTGGATTAGTCGATGCAGGCGCCATCGGTGGAGATACCCCACTTGTTGCTGATAAAATATTCAAGCGAGCCGCAGATTACAAGTACAACACACCATATGGTGCTCCTAGTGATGAAGAGACGGGAATATGGCTATGTACATGGTTGAAGTCCAATGTAGGTGTTGTTTGGGATCGACACACATTGTATCGTAAGGATATACTCGTTGAACATAATAATATTGTGTATAGAGCGTTAATCACAACTAGAGGTGATAGACCAGATGTTAATGCTAGAATATGGGAATCAACCGATTTTCCACCATATATATGGGTTGATCGGTACTACAACCCGGACCACTTCACCTCACTAGAAGCATTGAGCCTCTCCGGGCAGTATTACACTTATAGTGATAAGTTTAGTTATGTTGTTAATAGTCTAGAAGCGCAAGACAAATATATATTTGACAAACAGAGTGACATAACGCTAGAACCTGGTTGTCTGTATGCGTATCATAGAGCTGGTGGAATCGATGACAAAACAACACTGGATACTGTCAAAGATGTGCTTGTGCATCAAGGACTTGAGCCTGCATATACTCAAGATAGAGGTTCATACGTCAATATTGATAGTGACTTGAAGTTCACTGGTGAACAATACATTGAGGCTGGTAGTAGTGACAACACAAAAAGGAGCGATTTCACTATAAGTTTCGACCTGGCTAGTGATGACTGGTCTAAAGTGTTAGGTAATCAAATTGTAGGTAATTATATTAACGAGGGTGTAGGTTTTTTTAACAAACAAAACATAACACCATACATAGTGATACCAGACTCCACTGGAGTGGGTGTGTACAATACCGATTTTGTGAGACTCAATCATATAACAATACCGGATGTTGTGAGTGTAGTGAAACATGCCGGGAATGAGAATATGACAATTGTGACTCTAACTGGAGATGCGTACATGTATGATATGAAAGGTATGTTGGTAGAACAGACAAACATGACTGATTTTGAGAGTTTATATGGCGTATCAGTCACTACCCAACTACCGGAACGGTATGATGTATCTTCCGCTGGTATCAACATGGGGGATCGGTTTATTGTTGATCAAAATGATAGCGTGTACAAATATGATATTAGAGACGAATCGATCAATCAGCGCAATGTTGTGTTTCCTGATCATGTGATTGGTAAGATAAGTCAGGGAACAAACCCGGATGTGTTGCCAGACCCAGCGGGAGGTGATTTTCCAGACATGCCGCAATCAGATAAAACGTATGTTTGCCCTAATAGGGGATATCAATTTAGAATAAACTGTGATGATTATACGATTGATAGCAACAGTAATGTATGGTATATCAAGGGCCCGGACGTGTATAAATATACACTGAGTGACAGAGGAGGAGTGCAGGCTGTTTGGAACGGTTTTATCAACGATAGTCCGGTGTATTTGCGTGCGGAGAACAGATTTTATGGTAGTGTTGGTAACATAATAGGGTTTTATAAAAGTGGTGAAGTGGAGCCAGATGGTGTAAAAACCTTGTTTACGATCATAAATGAATGGAACGATACATACCCAACCAACACAGTTGAGATCGTGCAAGGGGATCCAGATCTAGTACCAGGTCCAGATGATATAATACAACTAGCCGGTGGGGTCGATCAAGGAGAACCTATAACATACAATGCGTTCAAACTAGATAAGAGTTACTCACACTTCAACTCAATAAAATGTGATTATTACAACAACATATATCTATTGCACGATGAGAAAATCGTAACTAAAACAGACGAGTTACGGAATGTAATCTCAACCAACCCGATATCAGGCTATGCCCCGGAACTACAGGATGAGATTTTTGATGACTGTTACTTAGATATATGTACGGAATTCAATCAAAATGGGTATGACAACTATATAATCATATTGCTCAAACCAAGATCAGATACATCCAACACATATATCTTAAAATTAAATGACGACCTATCATTCAGGTCATTAGATATTAAAAACATGCCGGAATTGACAAATGTATCATTCAAAAAATTACACAACATAACAAATTATGAAACAAATAAGGATTTGTATAGATCTACTATCCTTGACAATTACATAACATTTCAAATGAGGTATCAAAATTATTTTGATACAGACAAGACCGAGCTCGTGCAATTGAAATTCAATCTAGAAGAATTATCACCTGGGTATCACCATTTTGCAGTTTCATTTGATTCAAAATCTAGTAGCATAGGACTGTTTGTGGATGGTCTGTTGCGTGACACCGCTACGAGTGATGACAGGTATTCTGGTGCCGCGTACGCGTTCAGCCGGACGATACAAGCACCAGTGCTTGCCGGTTCAACCCCACACTTTAACAACATATTACTGAGTGAGCACCTACAAAAAACAAACAATTATTTTGTTGACAACTGTAGAATCAACAACTTAGCTGTGTACAATGAATGCTTGAACTTTTATAAAATAAGAGTGTTAGCTAGAAAGAGCAAGACCATACAACCGATCAACATTACACTACCGGCTGGTCGACGGAACTTTATTGACCATGCTACTAAATTTTTCAAACATCAACCACCTGGTGCTCGTACAGCGGACTTCAATGTGAACATAACCTCAACTACGTTGACTGCATCCGAATTACAGCAAGAAATAACCCAACAACTAAGAGAAGAATTACAGGAGATCCTGCCTGCTAACAGTCATGTTAATCGGATCAATTGGCTGTCATGAGCAATCAAGTCACGAGTATTGGATCATTCACACCAGAGCTTGCGTCTGAAATAACTCAATACAATGTGTTGAGAGACCGTCTACCGGGTGATGTGCTGGAATTACCATATAAATGGAACACAGTGAAGATTGGTTACAATGATTTTGTGGTCGCAGATACTATCAACTATTCCATGGAAAAGTTGTATGAGAACTGGTTGTATATAATATCACAATCGTTGATGCCATCAAATGACCTACCAGACAACACATATCGGACACACATGATAATCGATAAAGGCTCCGGTGTAGAGTGGGTGTCGCAGAAGTCATACGATCAATCTAATGATAGTGAGATAACCAGTGTAAAGCATATTCTCAAAATACAAAATAAACTGAACGCAAACCATTATAATATGGTGCTAGCAACAACAACCAATCTGATAATGCTCAGTGGTGATGGTGTGTCGAGTGTGGATGTGTTAATCAATCCAGATAACCCGTACCTCAGTAAACGTAAATCAAACAGCAGCGTCACGCACCCGTCCAATGGTATTCTTTTCCGAGATATCAGCAGGGTGATTGTGAATGATAATCAAGATATGTTTGTACTAGACGCACACCACAAGATGATATTCAAATTCGATATCTCTGGAGCGTTAGCGTTAGATGAAGCTATTCTCAAGAATGACACCCCTGGGCGGTTGTTAACAGGCACAGTTGGTGGTAATGGAGAATTGGATCATAAAGTCAAGTTTATCAACCCTGTGGCAATGACGAGTATTGGTAATCGGTTGTTTGTGTTGGATTATAACACAGAAACACGCGAGAGTGTAATCAAGGAATTCGATTCATTTTTAAACTGGAAGCAATCGTACCCGTTAGGTGATGTGTTACCATCTGATCCGTTAGATATGATATATGATAATAACTTGAATATGTTCTATATCATGTGTCACAACAGATCATCCAACCTGTCAACGCAAAATGATTACCTGGAGCTACCCATATTGGTTAGAGTTGATGCCTCCGGTACATATTTAGACCAAACACCTATGGCTGACCCAATATTGAACGAGCAAATGATCCGGGATGATATTTTCAAGCGAATATACATGAGTGTTGAGAATGTAAACGTGATGTATGTTGTGACGGATAAAACTGTATATAAGAAATATATATCACGTGCGGATAGATATATTGGTAGCTTCAAGCTAACAGATAAGGAGATCGGACCAATCGAGACCTCGCGAGAGATTGAAGATATAACCATATTTGAATCATATGTGACTAACAACACACAAACATTACAGAAGGATGAAATACTAATGGTTGAATCGACACGGGCAGGTGTATATAGGTTTCTGGAGGACAGTAAATATCAACAAACAATAGCTGATGGATTCGAATCAAAAATATTGTATTATGATGACATAAAGATAAATCGTCTTGAGAGTGTTGATGTGGTTGTTTACAACAAAATGTTTTATAAACTACTACATAACAACTTAATGTTATTAGAAAATTTATCTAGACGTTTCACTACATATTATGATCAGAATGGATTCTCTATATATATTGGGTTCAAATACATGAACGAATTTGAACTTGAATCACTAACACATGAAATAACACCAGACATGTATGTGTCAAGTAACGAGTTGGTTTTAGCTGATACGGTCAACAGATGCTTACGTATACAATATGAATTACAAGACAAAATACTAGAGTTATTACAGGAAAGATCTATCAATGTGTTTCCTATAATTGATAAACCTGTGGTGTTTGAGTCTGCACTGGACACAGATCAAGATGGTACGGATGACATGTATGATGTTGATGATGATAATGATCAGTTGATTGATACTGATGAAATCACTGCAGGTACAGACCCGCTGGACAGTGACACTGATGATGACGGTCTGCTTGATGGTCAGGAAGTGCATGGTGTTGATGTGGGTGATGGTGTTATATTCACGTCCGACCCGCTTGACGTAGATACGGATGATGATATGCTTACTGATACACAGGAAATAACCGGCACCGGTAAGTACTACACCAAATCAGACCCTAGACAAATTGATACTGATTCTGACGGATTGACGGATTATGAAGAATCTATAACACATGAGAGTGATCCAATGCGTGTTGATACAGATGGAGATCAACTTAATGATGGTGCAGAGATACAACATGGTGCGAATCCTAGAAATGTTGACACTGATCAGGATGGTATACTGGATGGAGACGAGGTGAACATACATGGAACAGATCCAGTCAATCTAGATACTGATGGTGACACTGTTACAGACTATGAAGAAATATTCACATATGGTACATCTGCTACTGATATTGATACAGATGACGACAATGTACCTGATAACATTGAGATATCAACCATCGCGTTCAGCGGTGTGTCATCACTCTCCGCTGACTCAGGATATCCACCACTAGCACTAAGTGCATTGTACTCTGACCCACTAAATAGCGACACAGATGGTGATGGTTACATTGACAGCGCGGACCGGGCTCCAGGTGATCCACGAAAGGCAACTGGTGATAATTTTGATCACGATGATGATGGTATTCCGGATTCTGCGGATGCAGATCATACGTCGAATGCAAGTGAACTGGATTATGATCAGGATAATATAATAGATAAATTCGACCCAGATGATGACAACGACACCACACCGGATGAAGTTGATAGTCAACTGGGTGACGGTCAATCCGGACAGCATATTGATTACAACCCGGGTGATTCTAGCTCGATGAACCAACCCATGCCGGATGAACCAGATGAGTTTGACGATCAATTCGATCCGGATATTGATGGTGATGGTGTGTTGAATGAACAAGACCCAGACTTCACGAATCAACCAGACACTGATGGAGATGGTGTGATTGATGTGTATGATAAAGATGATGATAATGATGGGTTGAGTGATATACTGGAGCAAGAGATAGGCACAGATCCACTTGACATTGACACTGATGATGACACACTAACAGACAAGCAAGAGCACGACACCATGCTGGCATCTGCTGCTGGGTCAATATCATCTACTCTAAGCTCCAATCCGGTGAGCGCTGATACTGATAATGATACCTATCGAGATGATATAGACCACGCCCCAAGTGACCCTTTGAGTGCCACCGGAAATGATCCGGATGGAGATGGTATAGATAATTTCGCGGACATGAATGATGATGGTGATATGAAACCTCATGGTGACAATACATTCCAACAGAGTCAAGATGAGTTGTTTGATTTTGAAGATGCTGATCATGACTCAAACACCGGGAAGGTTGATACTGATAGTGATGGTTGGATTGATGAGTATGATACTGATGATGATAATGATGGTTTGAGTGACACTATTGAAAGTGAGCTCGGAACTGACCCGTTGGATACAGACTCAGATGATGACGGGTTGACGGATTTCGAGGAAACAAACGCGTTCAAAGACATGAATAATGACGGACAGTTGAACGCTGGAGATATACAATTCAAAGACGGGAGAACAACCGATCCATTGAACGTTGATACTGATGATGATGAGCTAACAGACTATGAGGAGGTGACAGGTGTTACAGCCGGTGGTACAAATTTCGCACCAACATCACCAGTATCTGCGGATTCTGATGGTGATAATCTTACAGACAGGGAAGAGATAACTGGTGTGGTTGATATTGATAATGATGGTGTTGTGGATTTAAGCACCACTGAAGCTGTAACTGATCCGTTACTATCGGATACTGATAGTGACGGTTTGACGGATTTGGAGGAATTACAACAGGGAACATTACCAACAGATCCAGATACTGATAATGACACTGCCATTGATAGTGTAGATGAATACCCGTTTGACAACACACAAACATCAATATTGAACGATCCAAACCACACCGGTGTGTATGATAAAAAATCATATCAATACGGTAATGTTGATCATCGTAATGATACAAGAATTGTAAAATTTGCATGGGCAAATGAAGATGCAAGCGATACAGTTTTTTATGATTCCAACGTCGGGCACAGCAACATAGATCTCACGTTGAAAGGTGATGTGAATAACATGGGGTTATATGGAGCAACACTACCAGACAAGGACGGTAATAATGGATTTAAATACATAGACAATACAACAGGTAATGACTCGCGACCGGTAGCTTATGATACATCTCAAAATGATACATACTGGGGAGATGACATACCAATAACCTGGTCACAAGGCATCACCCAGGTTAGCCAACCAATCACAAGACTGGATGATTTAACACCAGCAATATCAGCATCAGATGTAAGTGTGAGCATAATACACGGAACGAAAGATGACGATGGTCTTGGGGTGGAGCAAGACGCGACAACAAGTGTATATTATCAAAAACAAGGCTGGCATGACGTGTTATATGAGCTGTTCACAGTTAACCTTGGAGTGTTTACCAACTCAACAACGAGCACCAACAGTAACAATGAGTTGATAGATTTACACTACCTCAAACAAGATATACTGGATTCACCGTGGAAATTATTCAAAGCAAACGGCACCGGTAATTTAGGTCATGTAGGTGCAACTCATGTGAATGTCCGAGTCGGATGGAGTATAGATACACCATATACAGAGCAATTACCTGGTGGTAAGCTCAAGAGAATACCGATAACACATATACATCGATCAGAAGAAGAATTTGGTATTATCACCATATATGTTAGATTTAGCGTCAACGGAGCACACACCATCAGCTTATCATCATATGATCCACAAGAACATCACGAGTGGAATCAACATCTAGCGAGTAATACACTCTCAAGCGATTGGGATCAAAGATGGGAGACTTATCAAGATACATGGGGCACTTCCGGTCAAAATATAATCAAAAGCCAGCCGATAGCAGTGACCACCTCCACTGGTTGGGTATATCCAGTATATTTAGATTTTGCCGCAGCTCGAGATGCTAACACCACTCCCGGTGATCCTATAACTACTATCAATTTTGAACATAATGGACAACAACTAGAAGCATTCCACCCGGATACATCAACGATATTACCCAAATCTAAAGGTGGTACAACACAAGGACCATACATTACGTACAACTATCTAACAAACAACACAACAATTTTACCTGGGGAAATATACTTCGAGCACCCAACGATCATGTTGAACCACACACTGACTGGGTTGTAATATGAATATACTATCACGAGTTGTATTTTATTGAATGTTAAGACTATATCTAATTATGTGCCTGTAAACATATAAATGGTATAAAAATATACCACCCTTGCGATTAAATAATAGTATATGGCCGGAAACCGTAAATTTCATAACAAATTTCACTCTGCGAATCATCACACACTACCTAGTCCGCACATAATAGATAGTGGACTGGATCCAATCGCGAGTCATGAGTTCCCATTCATAGGTGATCTTGTAATGAACGGCACATTGAGTGCTAGTAACAATTTGTTGATAAATCGTGGCGGTCGGCATAGTTCCAAACTAGACACAATACCACATGGGCTTCATCCGGTCACAGATTTAAAGTTAGGTGGTAGTTGGAATATACTACGTGACAGTACATATATTGATGGTGATACTGTAATAACAGGGAACTTGAGCGCGCTTGGTGAGACTAGCTATTTTGCGACACAGGTGTACACAACCAGCGCGACAGAGATTGACATTTTCTCTGACAATAGCAATGGGAAAACAGCCGCATTTGCTGTTGATCAACATGGGTCTAATGATTTGTTTGACATAAGAAATGACGCGTCGTCTGTATTAGTTATCACTGGAAGTGGTGATGGCATGCTAACCCACCCGGAGTTTACAGACATACCAATTGGTGGGCATGTGGGAGTCAATTTAGGCAATTTGAATGATGTGTCACGTCCAAATCAACGCATGACCATAGTGGGTAGTGTCAGTGTGGTACCGGATCCGTACGAGACGATGTCACAAAACCAACAGAAGGATCCTGGAACCACTGGATCACTTTATGTTGAAGGTGGTGTCCATGCGAATGATCACTCATATCTAGATCAACTTACAGTAGATACCACTGATGGTAATTTTTTAATTAGTGGCGGGCATAACAATTCAACATCAAACATATTAGACGTCCATGTACCAGCTAAATTTGATATGGTTACCATCGATACAGATGACGGTGATTTTCATATACAAGGTAGTAACAAAGTACAAATTGACACTAAAAACTCAGATGGTATCAGTCTTGATGTCAAATGGCACTCTAGATTTGACCAGGTCACGGTGGACACTAGTTTGGGTGAAATGTATGTCAGCGGTACACAAGGTGTTGATATTGACACGCATGTGGATATTGATGGTCACACCAAACTGGATCAGCTCACAGTAGACACCACTGACGGTACGTTGTACATACATGGTGGGAGTAATGACGCCAATTCTAATCCTGTTGACATTGATGTACCCACATTTTTAGACAAGGTAACAATTGACACAACTGACGGTACAATGACCGTGAGTGGTAGTAACGAGATTTATATAAATTCGGTGAACACCTCCGGGGTGGGTCTCGACGTCGACACACATTCGTTGTTTGATCAAATAACAATCGACACAACAGACGGTGATGCGTATATCACTGGTAGCAATAGAGTGTATATTGACTCCAATCTAGCGAAGAATGATACAAAACCAGGTTTTGAGGTACAGAGCTGGTCGAAACTCAACAAAACAACGATAGACACAACTCACGGTAAGATGTTTGTGAGTGGTGGTAACAACGATCATACGGCCAATCCTTTGATAGTAACTGTACCAACCGAGCTTGACAAAACTACAATTGATACAGATGAAGGTGATTTGTATATCCATGGTGATAATAAAGTACAAATTGACACTAAAAACTCAGATGGTATCAGTCTTGATGTCAAATGGCACTCTAGATTTGACCAGGTCACGGTGGACACTAGTTTGGGTGAAATGCATGTTACTGGTACACAAGGTGTTGATATTGACACGCATGTGGATATTGATGGTCACACCAAACTGGATCAGCTCACAGTAGACACCACTGACGGTACGTTGTCAGCCCACGGGACTGGAAAGGTGTCAATAGATACCACACAAGGGTTGGATGTGGATACACACACACAGCTAGACCAGTTGACCGTTGATACAAATGACGGCAAATTTTTAATAAAAACCACAGGTGTAAACAACATATTTGATGTTGATGTACCGACATTGCTAGACAAAACCACAATTGATACAACTGATGGTGACATGGTGGTGCAAGGCACAAACAAAGTTTCTATTATATCACAAAACATGCAGTCCGGTATAGGCCTGGATGTAACCACTCCTACATTACTGAATAAACTTACTGTGCACACCACCGCTGGTGGTATGTTGGTCAGTGGTAGTAACAAGGTGACAATTGAAGCGGCAGATTCAAGTGACGTTGGACTGGATGTTGACTCTAAGACTCTGTTAGATTGGACAAATATAAACACAAACGACGGTGTCTTTTACATCGGTGGTGGAAATCGTATGTTGTTAGAATCGCTTGATGCGGATACTGGTATTGGCCTAGAGGTAAGAACACACGCATATCTAAATCAAGTAACAATAAACACAAGTAATCACGCATTTTCAATCTCCGGAGACAAGGGATTGAATATCGCTGGTGATACCAGTATAGGTCAAAAATTATCTGTTGATGGTTTAACCGAGTTAGATCAAGTTACTGTCAACACCAATGATGGTATATTCTTGATCGAGGGTTCAAATATTTTAAATGTAAAGTCTGAATCACAGTTTACACAATCAAAAACAACATTACGAGAGACAGTAATTGACACCAGACACAATAAGGATGTAACTATCAAAGGTAGTGGTGTGATGGATGTCGATGTTAGTGATGTTGATTTTGATGGTCATGTCAAGTTGGATCGAGTGACAGTTGATGTTGATGATGGAGATTTTTTGGTTAATAGTGCTGCGTCGTGGGATAATAGCAATAAATTAGATGTCCGAGTGCCGACCACACTCGCATCACTGACAGCAAGCACAATACAAAGCAAAGCCGTTATACATGGTGAATATCCGATTATATTCAACTCCCCGGCATTCTTCAACAGGTCAGCAGACTTCACCCACCATGATGTTGAATTTCTAGACATACACGTGTCGAGGTTCACAGATCTCAACGAACTGCATGTAGACACATCTAATGGTGATATGGTGGTCAGTGGAACTGGTGGATTGAAGATACACACACCAATGACAATTGACGGTGATATGCACATCACTGGTGATTTGACAGTTGATGGTAATGCGTATCTAAGTGCCGGTATAGACGGTGTCATTAACGTGGGCGACACTAACACTGACAGTGTGGTATTTTATGCTGACGTGGATAGTGATGTTATACCCAATGTTACTAACAAATATAATTTAGGCACTCCATCCAAAAGATGGACTAAAACATATGCTGCTAGTGGTCATTATGATCGATTGAATGTGTCACATCACGTCGACATTGAAGGTACATTGGATGTCAACGCACACACTAATCTTGACCAGTTGACAGTACATACTAGTGATGGTGATATGGTGGTGAGTGGTCAACATCAATTGCATGTATCCACAACAGATGGAGTGGATATTGACACAGATGTCGATATAGATGGCCACACACAATTGGATCAAGTGACTATTGACACAAGCGATGGCAAGATGCACATCATAGGTGAAGGTGGAGTGGATATAGACACAAACTTTGACATAGATGGTCACACACAATTGGATCAAGTGACTGTTGACACAGACGATGGCGAGATGCACATCATGGGTGAAGGTGGATTGGATATTGACACGCATGTCGATATAGATGGTCATACACAATTGGATCAAGTGACTGTTGACACCACTGATGGTAGGTTTTTAGTAAGTGGTGGTAATAACGATACAACTGCACATATATTTGATGTACATGTTCCAACAGAACTGGATATGCTTACTGTTGATACAAGTGACGGTCGGCTTTTGGTGTCTGGAACCGGTGCCAGTGGATATGAGAATCCAGTGGATATTGATGTACCAACACACTTAGATCGCACACATATAGACACGACCGATGGTAGTTTTATTGTCAGTGGTGACAATAGAATGTATGTTAGTGCGGAGCTAGGATTGTGGGTTGACACGCACACACAACTCGATCAACTAACTGTCGATACAACAGATGATGACATGCTTGTAATCGGAACGAACAAGCTTCGGGTGAACACCAATCAAGGTGTTGATATTGACACACACACTCAACTAGACCAGGTGACAATTGATACAAATGATGGTGATATGATCATCACTGGTGACAACAGAACACATATACACACCGGATTGACTACATATTCAGACATATCTGCAGTCGGAGGATCATGGATTTTCGATTGCCGGCAAGCCTCGGAATCTCGACCTGGTAGTGTCAATCCATCTGATCAAACTGATGGGTCGGTTGACAATTGGGAATATGAAAACGTACCAACACATCCGTTTGTAGTAAAGTGTAATTCTCTATTTGAGAGTGGGATCAGTGCCTCAGGTCCGGTACAGATAGGACCATTACCAGCTGGTGTTGTTGATGAATTAACTGAACCAACTCTAGAAGTGTTTGGCAACATGTGGCTGAGGGATGGTAACTTAAAAATTGACAGTGACATCCGGCACCGTGATAATGAAAGGACATTGATTCGATTCTCACATGATCAGATATCTCTGGTCGCTGGTGATGCTAGGTTGTTGACATTAACAGAGAAATTATCAACCATCGGGAATGATCTTGTAGAAATTGGAGATGCGGATCAACCGGCGGACCTAAAATTATATAAGCAAGGAGATGAAATATCATTATTCCATGACAGTACAGATGGTCACGTTGAATTCACTGGTAATGTTGGTATTGGTGGTCACAACACAGCAGCTCCGGTTATTGGCGATGGGTTGGATGTAATTGGAAGTGCACGTGTTACACAGACATTGTCTGCTCACAATCTTGTTGTTGATTATCTAACAGTACAAAACAGTTCATTTGGTAATGTCGGTACAGGTGGATATGGTTCGGCTATACTAAGTCCGTTGAGCGGAATCGCGCTAGCTAGCGAGGTTGTAAGTGAATGGACTGATCAAGGTGTGTCTCAAGATATACATGGTACACCAGTTGGTATAGAGTTTGATTTACAATATGACGATCAGGGTGACATACAAAAAATGTATTCGTTCACATTTGAAGCACTTTCAGCGGATGTTGGTCTTGGTGTTAAGGTTGGAGACACACAATCTGTAACATATAGATTAGTGGCCAAGTGGGATGGTGATTACACAATCGCGGAGGTTTTTGACGCGGAGGATGGTATACTATACACATCAGATGAGAAATTTGTGACAGTATCATCAGTAGTGCTGTCAGCTACATCTATACCCACAACAGAGCGAGTAGTAAAGGTTGTTGCCCAAGCTGATGTTGATTGTAATTACTGGGTGCATAATGTATTGTCACAAGACAAACCACAAGAGCTTGACACCGTAACAACTGCTGACTTCCGGATTGGTGGTAATCTTACAGTCGATGGAGATCAGTTACATGACGGTGACTCCACAATCACAGGGGACCTGTATGTACAGGGTGATGTCAGAGTTGACGGTAATGCATATCTCAGTGCCGGTCCTAGTGGTATTATAAATGTAGGTGATCAAGACACAGACGTCGTAAACATTCTAGCGGATGTTGATAGTTATTTGTTACCGGATGTCAGACAGCGTCTCAACAATAATGAATTTAAATTGAATAGCCCGGGTGGGTCAACTACCCCATCCACTATATCTGGTTGGAGTGTGACTGATGGCGCGCTCAAAGCAGTCGCATTGAACACTGATGTTGTGACACCCAATACACCCACTGTATCAACAGTGAGCATAACACAAGTTCATAATTTTATAGGGGGCGTGACGTACGATGTTGATGTAAACGTCTTATATGAACAAAGCCCGGTGATAATATCACTTGACCAATCAGTGAAATGGAGTGATGGTACTGTTGGACCACAAAGTATAGGTGAGCATGCTAGGTTCACTACACTACAAACACCACCAACAAGTATAACAGTAACACTAAATCAAAGTACTGAAATATCCGAAATATCATTATACAAGAGTCATGATATAGGCTCCCCGGAAAAAGAATGGGATCAGGCGTTTGTTAAGAATATTAGTGTTTCTGAGCAGATGGATATCACTGGCGGTGTAGTGATGCAGAGTGGTTTACACATAATGGGTGATCTGAGGGTAGATGGTAACGCTTATTTGAGCGGTGGTACAGGTGGCGTGATAAATGTTGGTGACGCAAACACTGACAATGTGGTATTTAATGCAGACGTTGATAGTGATATCATACCAGATATAAACATAACACATGATTTAGGAACAGCGTCACAACAATGGCGTGAATTGTTTGTGCAAAATATTAAAGCCACCGGAGATGTCACTGTTAGTCAAAATTTAGATGTAGAGCTAGGCACCACGTTGCATGATGAATTAATTGTCAGCGGCATGACCACCATTGGCGGTAACACCGTGTTGAGTGGCACGTTGGATGTGGATGATGCAACACGTATCAACGACACGTTGGATGTGGAACAGGTCACCACGTTGCATGACAATCTAACGGTTAGTGGTATGACCACCATTGGCGGTAACACCGTGTTGAGTGGCACGTTGGATGTGGATGATGCAACGCGTATTAATGACACGTTGGATGTGGAGCAGGTCACCACGTTGCATGACAATCTAACGGTTAGTGGTCACAGCACTATTGGCGGTAACACCACGCTGAGTGGCACGTTGGATGTGGATGACGCAACACGAATCAATGACACGTTGGATGTGGAGCTAAGCACCACGTTGCATTCAGATCTGATCGTGAGTGGCAACACCACGTTGAGTGGCACGTTGGATGTGGATGACGCAACGCGTATCAATGACACGTTGAATGTGGAGCTAAGCACCACGTTGCATGACAATCTAACGGTTAGTGGTCACAGCACTATTGGCGGTAACACCACGCTGAGTGGCACGTTGGATGTGGATGATGCAACACGGATTAATGACACGTTGGATGTGGAACTCACGACAACGTTGCATTCAGATCTGATCGTGAGCGGTGATGCAACCACCAAAGGCAACACCACGTTGAGTGGCATGTTGGATGTGGATGACGCAACACGAATCAATGACACGTTGGATGTGGAACTCACGACAACGTTGCATGAGGATTTAAATGTGAGCGGCATGACCACTATTGGCGGTAACACCACGCTGAGTGGCATGTTGGATGTGGATGACGCAACACGGATTAATGACACGTTGGATGTGGAGCAGACCACCACGTTGCATTCAGATCTGATCGTGAGTGGCAACACCACGTTGAGTGGCACGTTGGATGTGGATGATGCAACGCGTATCAATGACACGTTGGATGTGGAACTCACGACAACGTTGCATGGGGATTTAAATGTGAGCGGTCACACCACGTTGAGTGGAGAGTTGGGCGTTGAATCAAAAGCGACATTTGAGGAAGACGTGTGGATAAAAGGTGATCTTAGAGTGGATGGAAATGCATATCTAAGCGCCGGTACGAGTGGTACGATCAATATTGGTGATAGTAATACTGATAATATCATCTTCTATGCAGATGTTGATAGCTCGATATATCCAAATGTAGATAATAGATTCGATATAGGCTCATCAACACGACAATGGCAAACACTGTTTGTACATGACATAATTTCAACCGGTAGTGTATTTGTCACTGGAGATATAACAGTCGGTGGTGGTACAATCTTGAGTGGCACGTTGGATGTGGATGATGCAACAACGTTGCATGATGAATTAATTGTCAGTGGTCACGGCACGATTGGTGGTAACACTGTGTTGAGTGGCACGTTGGATGTGGATGATGCAACAACGTTGCATGATGAATTAATTGTCAGTGGTCACGGCACGATTGGTGGTAACACCACGCTGAGTGGTATGTTGGATGTAGATGATGCAACAACGTTGCATGACGAGTTAATTGTCAGTGGTCACGGCACGATTGGTGGTAACACCACGCTGAGTGGCACGCTTGATGTGGATGATGCAACAACGTTGCATGATGAATTAATTGTCAGTGGTCACGGCACGATTGGTGGTAACACCACGCTGAGTGGTATGTTGGATGTGGACGGTGCAACGAATGTACATGACACGTTGGATGTGGAGCTAAGCACCACGTTGCATGATGAATTAATTGTCAGTGGTCACGGCACGATTGGTGGTAACACTGTGTTGAGCGGCGCGCTTGATGTGGATGACGCAACGCGAATCAATGACACATTGGATGTGGAGCAGGTCACCACGTTGCATGATGAATTGATTGTTAGCGGCATGACCACGATTGGTGGTCATACCGTGTTGAGTGGCACGCTGGATGTGGATGATGCAACACACGTGCACGGGTCACTAGATGTTACAGCTAACTCAACATTTCACAATGATGTATTGGTCTTAGGAAATTTACGTGTTAATGGTAATGCGTATTTGAGCGGTGGTTCTAGTGGGGATATAAACATCGGTGATAGTAGTGATGATAATGTGATGTTTCACGCTGATGTTGATAGTAATATTATACCAAATGTTGATATAACATATGATATCGGATCAACAAGTCAACAGTGGCGAGAGTTGTACGTTGAGGATATCAAAGCCACTGGTGATGTATATTGGAGTGGTGGTGGTAGTTTATCATCAAACAGTGTATACAATTATGTTAACACCACGTCAGGTACACACGGGTGGTCACATCTGAAACCAGAATCCGGATTTGGACCAACCAAGTTAGTGTTGGATCCTGATGAAGTCCCTAGACTTGCTATAACCAATGTATATACAGTATCAAATCCTGAAAATGTCGTAACACAACAAAGTAATATATCACGTGGAGATTTCGTGCTTGTAGTTGCTTCACAAGACAATTTAATAGCAACTAGAGACAACCCCTCTGGTACATATAATATAGATACCGGTAATTATACCGGGTATGCAAGATTGTTCGCCCCAGAGAATATGGTTAGGGTGATCAATGGTATGCAAGGGCAATCAGTGACCATAGATCCCGATGACTTAGAAGATGCAGAGACTGATCATAAATTTGTAGAGCAGACGGAAAAAGAGAATTGGAACAATACACACGTATCTGTATCCTCACTAAGCGCTAGATGGAGTGCACCGGAGAAAGGAACAACAAACACGCTCTCGAGAACGCTAGCTAACGTTAACGATGAAAAACGCTTCTTGACCATGCAATCTAACAACCCAGCTAAAGATAGTGACTGGAACAACGTGGATTGGGAGCACACATACATAACACCATATAGTGCAAGGATCATAAAGATTATGTTGCGGGGGCGGAATACTGCCGGGAAAACGATCAAAGTGGGAATACATAGTAACACCGGGAAGAGTGGGAGTGATGGTAAGGAATACGAGTGCTTCACACAAACAGCAATTGAAGAGCGTGATGTAACCTTCACGCATGATCTATCAAGCATGCCATTTGAATTTACAGATACATCGAGCATTAACGAGGGAGATACATTAGGAGTCAGCGTCTCAGCAACTGGTGATATCGGCCCATGTAATGTCACAATTTTTATGGAATACCCAAATTACATCTTTACGGAGGACGCTCGGAAAGATGCGACTAAATATTAATAACAGCAATTTAAATCATGCAGAATTTAACAGATAAAAAATACATAACAATATACGATACAGAAAAATATCTTGCTGTGATGGGATGTGTTTCTGGTGTTATATCTGTTGATGATATACTCGTAGCTAATAACAACCTTGTTGTGTCCGGTACCGGTAATGGGTTATATATAAACTCAGAATTTATTGACGCACCAGCCATCACAAGATGGGACTCAACACACACTAGTGTTTATACTAGCAGTGGGTACTGGGATAGTGTTTACACGTGGGTTAATAGTGATAGCGCCACGAACAGCACAACATATAACCGAACATCATTTGTGAACGTTAGTGGAGACACAATGACCGGGGGGTTGATAGTTAGCGGTGACACTACAGTGGGTGGGAACACTGTGTTGAGTGGTGACACATGGATCAAAGGTGACTTGAGAGTGGATGGTAATGCCTATCTGAGTGCAGGCACTAGCGGTAGAATAAACGTGGGTGATACCAATACAGATAATATTATATTTCATGCAGATATTGACAGTGGATTAACACCGGATAAAAATATCCAATATGACATAGGCAAACAGAATAAAAGATGGCGCACTATACACACACAGGATCTTAGCGCCACTGGTGGTCTTAATGTAGAATCAATTGCAACATTACATTCAGATCTGATCGTGAGTGGTGATGCAACCACCAAAGGCAACACCACGCTGAGTGGCATGTTGGATGTGGATGACGCAACACGTATCAATGACACGTTGGATGTGGAGCAGACCACCACGTTGCATTCAGATCTGATCGTGAGTGGTGATGCAACCACCAAAGGCAACACCACGCTGAGTGGCATGTTGGATGTGGATGACGCAACACGAATCAATGACACGTTGGATGTGGAACTCACGACAACATTGCATTCAGATCTGATCGTGAGCGGTGATGCAACCACCAAAGGCAACACCACGTTGAGTGGCATGTTGGATGTGGATGACGCAACACGAATCAATGACACGTTGGATGTGGAACTCACGACAACGT